ATTTTATATGACTAATTTCAGCGGAGATGATGTGCATCAAATATCAGTTGCAACTAATTGGGATGTTACCTCAACGACTACTCTTGTTAATACTTTTGCTGTTGATACTGAAGAAGCAACCCCCATGGATGTGCGGTTTAAGACAGATGATGGTACGAAGATGTTTGTAATAGGAAGAGGTGGTGATGGAATTGACACGTATACACTGTCCACGGGATGGGATATTTCTACAGCTAGTCATACTGCATTTGATTCTCTTTCAACAGAAAACACCTTGCCAACAGGTCTTGATTTTAGTCCTGATGGAACTAAAATGGTTGTTGCAGGAACTACAGATGATGAACTTCTTTACTATACATTAAGTACTGCCTGGACCATATCTTCAAAAACTTATCAGGGATTATATCATACTAGCCCATCACTTGTATCTAGTGCTTACGTTCTTTCCACTGGTCCCACATACTACTATAATAAGCATGGAATTTCAATCCAAGAACCCAGATCTGTTAGGTATATAAACAGCGGAAATGGAATTAGTATAATGGGTGGACATCAAGGTTCAAATCAGTATCATGCTAAAGTTGTCAACTATACTCTTGGACAATCTTATAATGGTCTATCTATTATAGACGGTCTTTTGCTTGATTTTACAACCCAAGAGGGAACAGGAAATTATTCATATGATTTAAAATTTAATAATGACGGAACAAAAGTTTATGCCGTTTCTCTCTCTGATGATAAAATATATCAATGGACTTTAGATACACCATATACATTCAGTTCTAGTAACTATGGAATGACTTTTGATGGAACTAGTTCCTCTTTTAATACTTTAGTAGGAGAAACTTCTCTTCGTGGTATGTCTTTTAATGATGTTGGTGATATACTTTTTGTAACTGGAGGCACCACGGAAAAAATATGGGAGTATACAGTTTCTACACCATTTGATGTTACTTCAACTCTTGCTATCACTACCTCATATTCTGTCTCAAATCAAATAAGTAGTATTAACACATCAACAACCGGAGAAGGTAGTCCAGTTAAAATTCAATGGACAAATAGTGGATTATTTTTCTGTGGAACCGGTCTGCAGGAGGTATACAAAATAAACTTTGTCGATAAATGACACAACAAGATAAATATTTTATATTGGTGCAATTGAATTATGAGGAGATTTTTTAATGTTTAGATCTAGAGGTAGAATTTCAGGATCAAATCTTACTCGTGTCGATGGTCCTTATGAACATTCCCCCATTTCAGGAGGAGTATATAATTCCATCGATAATCTAATGATGGTAGGAAGAAAATCTGGAGAGTACCTTAATAGTTTATCTTCTAGATGGGAAAAGTATTTAGAACCCAATACTACTGGCAATGTACAGGATATATTTTTTACTGAAGATGGACTAAAAGTTTTTGTCTCGATTTATGAGTCATCGTCCAGTAGTCAAGTAGAAACCTGGACTATGACAGAACCCTTTGGAGAACCAACATATGTATCAAAAGTAAATATTAGCAGCGATGCGAATTTTGGATCCACAGGTTCATTTTACAATGCAAAGTTTACTCCCGATGGGATGTACTTTTTTACATCAAATATTGAGTATGATTACCATCAGACATATAGTCTTTCTAGTGCATATGATGTTAGTGATAGTTCCTTAATTGGTATGGGCAAAGATGTTAAAATGCTACCTTTTATTGCTGATGACAGTGGATCAAATGAAACACAGATGTATGGACATGAGTTTGGAAATAGTGGACTTAAAATGTATACGGTCGGATCTGTTTTAGATAGAATTGTCCAATATACACTTTCAACAGCTTATGATGTAACTACAGCAAGTTATGACGGTTATAAAGACGTAAGTTCAATCAACAGTGCTCCAGTTAGTCTTACTTGGAAACCTGGTGGATCAATATATTACATGGTTAATGTATTAGATGATGAAATATATCAAGTTCACGTTTCTACTCCATGGGATGTTACCTCAACGAACACTCTTATTCATACCTTTGATGTTAGTTCACAAGAAATATATCCTGGTGATGTGCGGTTTAAGACAGATGATGGCACTAAGATGTTTTTAATAGGAGTTGAGGGTGATGGAATTGACACATATACACTGTCTACAGGATGGGACATTTCTACAGCTAGTCACACAGCATTTGATAGTCTTTCAGCACAGAATACTGTGCCAAGAAGTCTTGATTTTAGTCCTGATGGAACTAAAATGGTTGTTGTAGGAGAAACAGGCGATGAACTTCTTTACTATACATTCAGCACTCCTTGGGATATTTCTTCAAAAACTTATGTAGGATTATATCATACTAGCCCATACGGAGTGAATTCTGCTTACTACAATGGTGGCACAAATTATTTTACAAAGTCTGGATTTTCAATATTGGTACCAAGGGGTGTTAGGTATATAAATGATGGGGATGGAATTAGTATATTGGATGGATATTATACAAGTAGTAGTTATTATGCCAAAGTTGTCAACTATACTCTTGGACAATCTTACAATGGTCTATCTATTATAGACGGTCTTTTGCTTGATTTTTATACTCAATCTGGTGCCTCCAATGATATTGCCTATAATTTAGAATTTAATAATGACGGAACAAAAGTTTATGTTGTTAATCTATCAGATGATAAAATATATCAATGGACTCTAGATACACCATATACATTTAGTTCTAGTAACTATGGAATGACTTTTGATGGAATTACCGCAGTATTAGAAGGAGAAACTAATCCTCGTGCTTTGTCTTTTAATGATGTTGGTGATATATTTTTTTTAACGGGAGCCACTACGGATAAAATAATGGAATTTACAGTTTCTATACCATTTGATCTTACTTCAACTCTTGCTATTACTACCTCATATTCTATCTTAAATCAAATAAGTGGTATTAACACATCAACAACCGGAGAAAGTTCACCATCTCAACTGTTATGGACAAATAGTGGATTATTTTTCTCTGGTTTGGACTTAGATGCGGTGTATAAAATAAACTTTGTCGATAAATGATATGGCAAGATAAATATTTTATATTGTTGTAATTAAATTATGAGTGATGTATATCTTGGTAATCCATTATTAAAGAAAGCAAACACTGCGATTGAGTTTACAGAGGATCAAATCATTGAGTTCCTCAAATGTAAACAAGATCCAGTTTATTTTGCAAATAATTATATCAAAATTGTTTCTCTTGATGAAGGTTTAACACAATTCCATCCATATCATTTTCAAGAAAAACTAATTCATAATTTTCATAACAACAGGTTCAATATCTGCAAGATGCCACGACAGACTGGTAAGTCTACTACTGTGGTATCATATCTATTACATTATGCACTTTTTAATGACAGTGTAAACATTGGCATTCTGGCAAATAAAGCATCCACTGCTAGAGAATTGTTAGCAAGATTATCGACTGCATATGAAAACTTACCAAAATGGATGCAGCAAGGTATTCTAGTATGGAATAAAGGAAATATAGAACTAGAAAATGGCAGTAAGATATTGGCATCATCTACATCTGCGAGTGCTGTCCGAGGCATGTCGTTCAATATCTTATTTCTCGACGAATTCGCATTCGTCCCTAATCACGTTGCCGACTCATTCTTTGCATCTGTTTATCCTACTATTACTTCTGGTAAAAGCACAAAGGTAATTATTGTATCTACCCCACACGGTATGAATCATTTCTACCGTATGTGGCACGATGCAGAAAGAAATAAAAACGAATATATCCCTACAGAGGTTCACTGGTCAGAAGTTCCCGGTAGAGATGTTGTTTGGAAAGAGCAAACAATTGCAAACACATCAGAAGAACAGTTCCGTGTTGAGTTTGAATGTGAATTCTTGGGTTCCGTTAATACATTAATTAATCCATCAAAACTCAAAACTTTAGTATATGAAGACCCGATACAAAGAAATGCCGGATTAGATGTTTATGAAAATCCAATTCCAGAGCACAATTATCTAATCACGGTTGACGTTGCTCGTGGACTTGGTAATGATTATTCGGCATTTATTGTTTTTGATATCACAGAGTTTCCATATAAGGTAGTTGCAAAGTATAGGAATAATGAAATCAAACCAATGTTATTTCCTAATATCATATTTGATGTAGCAAAAGGTTATAATCAATCTTGGTTATTGATTGAAGTAAATGATATTGGAGAGCAAGTTGCAAGCATTCTTCAATATGATTTAGAGTATGAAAATATTTTAATGGCAACTATGAGAGGGAGAAATGGACAGATAGTGGGGACAGGGTTTTCTGGTAAAAAAACTCAACTTGGAGTTCGCACAACTTCGGCAGTCAAAAAATTAGGATGTTCAAATCTTAAAACTCTTATAGAAGAAGATAAATTATTTACTCCCGATTACGAAATCATATCAGAACTAACAACTTTTTCACAGAAAGCAAATTCATTTGAGGCAGAAGAAGGTTGTAATGATGACTTGGCAATGTGTCTTGTAATATTTTCTTGGTTAGTGGCACAAGAATATTTTAAGGAGATGACAGAGAATGATGTAAGAAAGAGAATATATGAGGAGCAGAAAAATCAAATTGATCAAGACATGGCTCCATTTGGTTTTATCGAAGATGGAATTAACGGTGAAACAACTTTTGTGGATGATTCTGGAGATAGATGGTATGCAGACGAATATGGA